AAAACCAGAAGTAACTTCTCTCTCTTCTTTTAAGAATTCTTCCATCATTTCAGCAATCAAGACAGCTTTTCTTGCTTCAATCTTTTGACTGATCTGTTGTGCAGCTTGTGCAATCTGTGGATTGTTCTGAGCCATCTGATTCATCTGAGCTAACTGTTGTAACTCTTGTGGAAACTCTAATTCAATTTGTTCTTGTGCCATCAAACTTATGTGCTCCATAATATTTTTTTCCATTGCAGCCATAACAACAGGATTATTTCTAGCGATGTTAGTTGCCATAAAATTTAAATGCGAAGTTATGTGTGCTCTATGATCTTGACCAGGAAAAGCTTGAAAATTTTTACCACTTAACGCCATGATGTTTTCTAAAGCAGGGTCAATTGGTTGGGGTTGTTCAGGCTTAACTAATAATGTGTCAATATCTTTTACACCTAATGCTTCATACATATTTCTATATGCTTGATACATGTTGTGCATCTGTGGATTAGAAGTTGCCAGCTGCAACTCTGTTTGTGCGAGGGAAATACGCTGAGTTTGAGAAAAGATGTTGGGATCAGCAACTGGCAATATATCTACTCTGTCATCAAAGTCTGTTTGTTTAACTGTTCTTTGACCCCCAACTACGTCATACGGATATTCCGGTGGTAGATATAACTTGAATACTCTTGCTAATAATTTGAATTCTTGTTTTAGCGAAGAGTAAATTCTTTTGTGAATAGCTGACATTGTTCTACTGCCACGTTCAAGTAAAGCAACTGTAGTTCCAACTGCAGCTTGTTGATTGCCATCACCAACTTGTAGATCAGCAATCGATGCAAATCTTTGACCAGCGTTAACTACAATACCCATAAGGTTTAATAATGTAGCTGATGGTTCTTTGAATGGTAACATCATAAATGAATCTTTTAGATTTCCACCTGGTGCATCTACGTCTCTAAATTCACCTGGTTGAATAGATTGTGCATCATCTCTAATTCTAATACCACGCATTTTAAATCCAGCCGGTAAGTTAGATAAAGTTCCTGCATCTAATAACTGACGGAGTGCAGCAGTTGCAGTTCTGCTCAATCCGCCAATCATGTGGATTAGACCAAAGCCATAAAACCCTAGTCCTGGAAGAAACTTAAAATGAGTAAAGTAAGGAATTTTGTTTTTATCTGGATCACCTATTTCATAGTTACGTCTAATAGATAAAATATTTCTTGTTCCTTCATCTACTGTTACGATGTATGGAATTTTAATTCCTGAAGGTTCACCTGTTTCATCAGTGTCTTCAAAACCTTCTATATCTAAATTAACATGACATTCTAAAAGAGTGTAGACATCATCATCTTGAGTTTTTCTTTGACCTTCTAACTCTCTTTCTTTTTTCTCAACATCATCTGTTTCTTGAGTAGGATCACCTAATTCAATGTCTAAATAAAAACCCGCTACTTGTTGTTTTCTTAAATCGTTCTTAGAAACTTTTACCCGATGGATGATTGCCTCTGCATCGTCTAATGAGGTAGCCGTGTAGGGAACAATCAAATCATCTGCCGGTACGAACTTTGATGTCGCTTTCTTAGTCAACTCATCATAATAAGTTTTCTTAAAAGCTGATCCTGCTAATGGTAAATAAAATAACAGTTGATCAAAGTCGGGCTCATAGTCTTTCATTTTTTCCATGAGCTCGTAGTTCATAAAATCTTTAACACGTTGTGCTTGTTTAGCTTTCTCTTCACTTGGTGCACCAATCACAGCTGTTCTAACTGGACCGTCTGCTGGAAGTAATTCTTTGTAAGCTAACGCTTGAAATTGAGTAACCGCTTCCGCTAGAACTGGGTGCGTTGCACCTGAAGCTCCTTGAAAAGGTTCTGTTCTCATATCATATTTGAAACCTAATAAATCTAAACCTTGAGTGTAAGAACGTTCCCATTCTTTTCTACCTGCTTGATAATCTTGATATTTTTGAGAAAGGTCTGAGCCCATCTCTTGTAAAACATTCTCTGGTAAAAACTCTGCTAAGTTTGCGTAGTGTTCATCTCCACCTTCTGGTTGAGCTGCCGCTGGATCAAAATCTATTTGTACTGATCCATCTTCTAATTCTGTTTGTTCTATGGGCCCTGGTGCCTGTTGCTCTTCTACTACTTCTTGTTGAATCGCTTCAGTGATTTGTTCTTCACCCGGTATAATTGCCGAGCCTCTTGGACCTTGCGTCAGGGACTTGTCTATTTTGTCTGCCATTTTTTATTTTCTCCAGTTTCACTGTCTTAACAGTATTATAGTTAATATTCAACCCTTGAGGCGTGGGTCCTGATTCAGGCGGCAGGAGCCATTTCTTAGGGTACAAATTCTTCGAACTCATCCGATTTACCTCTTACACTCTCTTTAAATTCTCCATAATTTTTTGCAACCTCTGGTCCCGCTAAATACGCAATACCAAGTTCATCTGGTTTTTTTGTAAACGTAGAAGCTTCAGCTACATCAGCTGCACCAAGTCCGACTCCAACAGCACCAGCGAAAGGTATGAAAGGTGATACTGCTCTTACTACAGGTTTAGCAATTACTTTTGCGTACTTACCAAATTTTTTAAATGCATCTCTTAATTTTGCACTTTCGGGTCTATCTATCTCAGAAGCTTTTTGTATAACCTTTTCTTTTATATTCATTCTAGCCATTAAATCATCAATAGAACCTGCTTTAGTTCCTTTTGTAGTAGCTCCTGGAGCAGTCATAACTTCTGTAGAAGTATCAAAACCTAAATCTAAAATTTTTCCTTTTAAATTTTGAGGATCAACAATAATTGGTTTTAAAACATTAGCCGCTTTACTTCCTTGTTTACCTCCAGTGGCAACTGTTTCAGAAATTTTAAAATTAATATCATCTAATTCTTTTCTTAAAGCATAAGTATTATTTTTTTTTAATTTATTACGTAATTCTATTTGTTTTTTATATAAAGGTTTTAGTTCTTCATTTAATATTTCAGCTGTTTCTTGGTTTATATCTTTAAGTTGTGTTGCTAAAGCATCAACTGGATAGTCCATACCTAAAGCTTTGGCTTGAAATATATTTGCAGTATGTGCAGTTTCAAATTTTTTACCAAAACCGGTTTTAGTTTTTTCTCTTTTAATTCTTGTTTCAAAAGGAGTTCCTTTACCAATTACCTGTTCTCTTTTTTTAATAGCTTTTTCTTTTCCACCCACATTTTCAGGTCCAGGTTTACTTGTTTTAAATTTAAAACCTTCGTTTGTTAATTCTTCTTTAGCTTGTTTTAGCCACCTAGGAGTTCCTGCTTTTGGATCTCTATTTAAATTAAATTCTTTAATAACTTTTTTCTTTGCTTCAGCTGGGGTATCACCATCCATTATTAATTCTTTTGTTCTTAATACTCTTTTATTTTTAGCTTCAATTATTTCTCTATTTGCTTCTATAAGATTTTCTTTTACACCAAAGGTATTTCCTTTTTGAAAACCTTGTCCTGTTTTAGGATCAGTTCCTCCAGAAAATTCTTTTCTAAAAGAGAGCCCTGCATAAGGATCTCCAAATTGATTTATACCTAGGCCTGCATTAAGACCACCTTTGTTATAACTTAACTCACCTTGTAAAGCACTTCCATATATATCCTCATCATACTTAGATAAAAGACTTTTTGGATCAAAACTAAAATTAAGACCTAAATTTTTTGTAAAAGGTACACCTAAACTAATTCTACTATTTAATAAATCTGGAGTACGATTAGGAAAAGTTATAGGTATTTTTAAAGCTGGTGGAACATCAATTACGTCATCATTAGTGGAAGATGGTGTAGTAGTTTTTGTAGGTTGAGATACTACAAAACCATAATCTGAACCTGTGTAGTCATTACTATTATCATTACTATTATCATTACCAGTACCACCAGTATTACCAGAGTTACCCATATTAGCACTTTGGTCTTGGTTGGATTGATTGCCCATATCCATTCCACCGCCTCTAAAATTTGATCTAGGCAAACCAACAGGTTCATCAGTAGTTTTACTTTTATCTTTTAAATAATCATCGTAATATTTTTTTCTGTCTTTAATAAACTCAAGACCTTCTTGCATTGTGATAACACCTTCTTTAACACCCTTGTCTAATTCTTGTTGAATTAAATCTATAAAATAATTTTTAGAACTAGTTCCATAGATACCTTGTAAAAAGGTATCTGCTGTATCTTTAAATTCAAATGCGCTGTAAGGTTTTTTTGGTGGAGGTGTATTATCTTCAATAGGTTTTGGTGGAGGCGTGCCATCGGCAAAATTCTCACGTCGTACCAGATACGACATCATCTCGTTGTACTCGTGGATTTTCAATTTACAATCCTAGTATTGCTGCTAAACCGCCTGATTGTTTTTCATTTCTTGGGATAACACCTTTTCCCATTAAAATATCTTTTTGAGTAATTTGTCCGTCACCTGATAAATCAGGGAAAGAACCGCCAGCTAAAGTAATTCTACTTTTGTCATCTTCAACTAACTCAGCTACCATTTTCATTTCAGGGTTTTTACCTGTACCCATTCTTAATTGATAAAATTCTTTTAGTTCTTCTAATGAATTTGGTT